AGCGGCGCTGGTAGGACTCCACCGCACCAAGGTTCTGGATCGGGTGAGCTCCCTTGAGGTTGGCATCGGCCATTGGGCTGGTGATGGTGATGGTCGAGTTGTCATCGGTGTCAACGATGCACAGACGGGCGTACTCATTGTCGAACGAAACCACGCTGGCCAGTCCAATCGTGTCGAAGATCTGCATGGTCTGGGGCAGGAAGTCGCCCAGCTCGAAGTACTTGTAGCCAGCGAACTTGTTCTCGCCGGACTTGCGCAGTTCCATGCCCTGCAGTTTGATGCGGGCGTGCATCAGTTTCTTATGGACGGTCATTGAGTTCTTTCTTGAGTAGGGATAGTTCGTCGAGCAAAGCGTTGATGATCCGCAGGTGCTCTTTATGGCGGGCTTCCATCACTGACACCAGCTTTTTGAGCCGGGATTGCGTTTCTTCCATCTGGCGCAGGATGATTTCGGACTCGTACCAGACAAAGTTCTCGGTCACGCCTTCAACCATAACTGAGTCCTTCAGCACAAAAGGCGCGGCGACAGGGGGGAGTTCGCTTTTGGATTGTTCGCTCATTGCTGCTCCAGGATTTCTGTACGCATAACTTGCACGCCGTCTTTGGCGAGCATCGTTGTGTAGGTGCCCTTGCCCCACTGCTTAACAAGGTAGCTGCAGACGGCACTACGCAGGGCAACCGGGTTGATTTTTTCGTAGGGGATTTCAATCACATCGCCAACATTGGCCTTGAGATTGATGAACGGTTTGTAGTGTGCTGCGATGGCGCCGTAGGGCATCGACAGGTTGCGCTTCTTCCGCTGTGGCTTCTTCGGTTTCTCTGGTTCCGGATGGACGTTGCCTTTCCAAAAGGTGTTGCCATCGTCGGTGATGATCTTGTACGCGCAGTTGATCGCGTTGAGAAACGTGATTAGCTTCTTAAATTCTTTCTCTTGCAGTTCTTTCATTGTTGAGTTCCTTCTTTAGAAGCGAGATATGCCTGGTGCTGGTCGCAGTACTTGCTCACCTGGCAAAAGTTTTCACAGCGGGTGCGGTCGCCCTTGCGGACTTCGAGGTAAAAGTTCTCTCCTTTCTTTGCGGCTTTCTTCAAATCCTCGAGTGACACGGTTGCCTCGGACTCGAGGGCATGGACGCTCTTTGCGCGGACGTTGCCCTCTTTCATGATGGCAAACACAGGGGGCTTTTCCCACATCTGCTCGGGCGTGCAGTAGGGCAGCGTCTCACCCAGCTCCGCGGTCAGCATCGCGTTCGAGTGCTGCGTGACGCGGTCGCGGATGAATTGCTCCCTGTCTTCCTGGCTCCAGAGCTGGATCGGGATCACCTTGATGGGGGCATCAGGGTAGTTCACCTTCATCGCAGCATCGCGGCGCGACCAGTCACGGATGATGGCCACGATCTCCAGCTTGGAAACCTTCACGCCCTTGACCTTCTCGACCAGCCACGCATAGATGTTGAGCTGGTGCTCCCAGTCAGCCTTCTCGTTCATCACCGCCCACGCGCCAGTGGTCTTGTAGTCGTTGATGGTGTAGGTGCCATCCTCGTTGATCAGCTGCAGGTCAATCGCGCCGGAGATAGACCAGCCATCGACCTCAGCGTGCAGCCGCTCCTCGACGATATGGTTCTCGTCCTTGCCATGTTCGAGCACGCCATGGACCGCGGTGCCAAAGATTGACCAGACCATCTCGGACACGTCGTACTCCAGCTCGGCCTCGTGGGCCTTGCGAAGCTGCACAATGCGGGGGGAGTTGATCAGCTCGGTGGCCGACAGAGCGGCCTTGCCCTTGCTGTAGGTGGGGCGCTTCATGACGTTGACGAACGTCTGCGGCAGGTTGAACTTGTTGGTGATGATCATGCGGCCGCCCCGAACGTGTCCTCAATGTCGGTCAACTTCACCAGGTTGACGGGCGCCTCAGCCTGGGTGACAACGCAAAAGTCGGTCATGTAGGCCGACAGATCGACCCTGTCCACGGACATGCCAAACTTGCGCCGGACGTGCATGATGATGATGTCCTGAACTTCTGCCTTGGTAAAAACTATCTTCACGGGTTCTCCTTGGGTTAAGATGAGGGGACATTATACCCACACCAATTCATGTGTTGCAAGGACTCTTATGAAATTTATTATTGGGGTTGACCCGGGGGCTCACGGAGCCATCGCCATCATGAACATGGACGGGAGCCTGGTGCGGCTGCTGGATATGCCGGTGGTCAAGATCCAGGTTGGCAAGGCGATAAAGACCAGGGTCAGTCCTGAGCGGCTGGCTTATGACCTGAGCTGGTACGCGGGCGAGTCGCACGCCTGGGTGGAACAAGTTACAGCGATGCCGGGCCAGGGGGTCAGCTCGATGTTCGCTTTCGGGGAGGCGTTTGGCATCGTCAAAGGGGCTCTGGCGGGCAGCAATATCAAGATCAGTACTGTGACCCCAGCCAAGTGGAAAAAGGCGCTGCAGCTCGATTCTGGCAAGGATGCGAGCCGTGCCAAGGCTAGCGAGATGTGGCCAAACTTTGCCGGGTCGTTCAAGCGGGTGAAGGATGACGGGCGGGCGGAGGCTGCGCTGATTGCAGAGTACGGTCGCCATCTGGTACAGTAGTGCCGCGGTGATTGCAGTTGCCGCATTGATGGATGACTTGTTGAGTTCCCCCTCGCCGCAAGGTGGGGGGACTTTTTCCAAGACGCATGGGGACTGTTCGTATTGGCGGCAGTCATCGTGGCAAGTAACGGATATGCCTTGCCAGTCCCCAGCCGTGTTGGGAAAGCGGATGCTGTGAACGAGTGCGGTGCTCGGTACGGTGAGCACGACGAACGGCGCAGACGCAGCGAGTACCAACACCTGCCGCCCAAGCATTGCTGGCGATGCACCCGCCTTGTAAGCGGGCGGTCAAGCGTTCGATTCGTTTCTGGGGCACCAAAAAAATGTTGACACGCGTTGAAACTGTGTGTGTATAATCCACCCAGCTAGGCGTGAGAGCCAAAGCAGAAAGCCGTTAAGTCAGATCCCGACCCCTCTGGGGTGGCGCCTTCCACAAGGGGGCGTTCTCTCACCGGGGTCTGTCTTAACGGCTTTTTTGTTTTCGGGAACTGGGTTGGCAGCGGGTTGGCGCCGCTGCTTGATCTCCGTGATTCACTGGTTTGACAACGCTGCCCCATGCGAGCAGCCCAGTTCCCACCCCTCCACACCCAGTCGGACTCCGCCCGTCAGCAAGCACTTGAAATCGGTGGCGCGGAAGAAAAGACAATCGTGCCGGCAAGACCAACCGGTGCGTGCGAGCGTAGTTGAGCGACTCGCGCAGGCAGGGGTGACTCGTGACAGCCAAAGCACTCTTCCCGATGACTCAACCACCCCTGGTGGGCTGCCCAGTGATGGTCGGCTGCTGGTCTAAGGGCTAACCCCTAGACGGGCACGGTGACTGCTAAGCCTAAGATGGCCCCCCAGTCACCCGGCGTAGCTTGACTATTGCACACATCAGATGCATTTGGTACAATACATGTGGTGCGTGGAACAAGTTCCAAAATGACCGTTTAACCAGGAGTGAGAGTGAGCAAACCAATGGATATCAACAAGATCCGCATCGACGGCGGTACGCAATCACGCAAGCAGGTCTACGAGGACACTGTCACTGCGTACACCGAAGCGCTGTTGGAGGGGGCCACAATGCCTCCTGTGGTCGTCTTCAATGACGGCAAGGATCTTTGGCTGGCTGATGGGTTCCACCGCTACCACGCCCACAAACGGGCCGCCATTCGCTCCATCGAGTGCGAAGTCCACACCGGCACAAAACGCGATGCGTTTATCTATTCCCGCGGCGCCAACTCGGAGCACGGCCTGCCCCGCACCAACGAGGAGAAGCGCTTGGTAGTTGCCTCCCTCCTCGAAGACATCGAGTACGCGGACAGCTCTGACCGGGACATCGCCAAGATTTGCAAGGTGTCCCACATGACTGTGGGCCGCATCAAAAAGGCCATGGAGCTCAACAAGAAGCAGAAGCTACCGCCGCCCCCGCCGGCCAAGCCCAGCACCAAAGCGCCCGAGCCCGAGCAGCCCGAGGAGGTTACCGAAGAGGATCGGATGGCAGAGCTGGCCACCGAGATGAGGGCCATCGCCGAGGAGAACGCCAAGCTCAAGGACCAGCTGGCCATCGTGGACATGGACATCGACGATGTAGCCAAGGCCCAGGTCACGACGACGATTGACGACCTGCGTGCCGAGGTCAAAGACCTGGAGATGCAGCTCAAGTCCGTGACCATCTCCCGAAACGATTTCCAGAACAAGTTCGCCGAGGCTGTGAAACAGGTGAACTACTGGAAGAAGCGGGCTGAGAAGGCTGAAAAAGCAGCCACTGTTTGACGCGAAGCCGGGCGCTTTCCCGGTAGGAGGACTTCATGCTTTCGTTAAGACCCCACCAGCAAGAGGTGGTTGAAAAGCTGCGCGATGGATTCAAAGCTGGCCATCGCTGTCAATTACTTTATGCCGCCACGGGTTTTGGCAAGACCGAGGTGGCCATGTCGATCATGTCGGAGGTCGCCAAGGGCTACAAGAAGGCCGCGATGGTGCTGGATCGCATCGTGTTAGTGGACCAGACCAGCACGCGGCTATCGAAGTACAACATCCCTCACGGCGTGATGATGAGCGGGCACTGGCGCTATCGCCCGTACGAGAACATCCAGATCTGCAGCGCACAGACCCTCGAGCGCCGCAAGAACGACATGAACATCGATCTCCTGATGATCGACGAGTGCCATGTCCAGCGGGCCAGCACCACCAAGTGGATCAAAGACAACCCCACGATCAAGGTGATCGGCCTGACCGCCACGCCCTTCACCAAAGGCCTTGGGGATGTCTACACCCACGTGGTCGGCGCCAAGCCCACGGGTGAGCTGATCCAGGACGGGTGGCTGACCCCGCTGAGGGTTTTTATCGCCAAAGAAATCAACATGACCGGGGCCAAGAAGGTGGCCGGCGAGTGGTCCCAGGACGTGGTCACCGAGCGCAGCATGAAGATCACCGGGGACATCGTGGCCGAGTGGATCAAGCAGACCAACCGCATCTTTGGCAGGCCTGTGAAGACTGTGGTGTTCTGTTCCGGCGTGGCCCACGGCAGAGACTTGCAGCGGCAGTTCAAAGAGCAGGGCTACAACTTCGTATCGATCTCCTACAAAGAGGATGACGACTTCAAGCGCGAGTCCATCGAGGAGTTCTCCAAGCCCGACAGCACGATCCATGGGCTTATCGCCACTGACATCCTGACCCGCGGGTTCGACGTGCCGGACGTAATGATCGGCGTGTCTGCCAGGCCGTTCTCCAAATCGTTCAGCTCTCACGTCCAGCAGATGGGCCGCATCATGCGCCCGTTCGAGGGCAAGCAGTTTGGCGTGTGGCTCGACCACTCGGGCAACTACCTGCGCTTTAGGGAAGACTGGGATGCGCTCTTCGAGGACGGGGTCACCGAGCTAACCAAGGACGGCGAGAAGGCCAAGAAGGAGCCCACGGAGAAGGAGAAGAAGGAGGCCAAGTGCCCAGCCTGCAGCTCTTTGTGGACATCCAGGGACAACGTCTGCAGCTCTTGCGGGTACCAGCGCCCGGTCAAGAGCGTAGCCAGCGTGGCCGGTGAGCTGCAAGAGCTCGATGGGAAGTCCATCAACCCGCTGCAAGACCGCCAGCAGTTCTACAGCGAGCTACTTCATTACTCGCGGATGCGTGGTTACAAAGATGGGTGGGTGGCACATAAATACAAAGACAAGTTTGGAGTTTTCCCGCGCGGGGTCGAGCAAAAGACAATCCCGACCAGTCGCAAAACATTTAATTGGATTCAGTCCCAAAACATTAAGTGGGCGAAATCCAAATCCAGGGCGGCAGCATGAAGTTCATCAACAAGGAGATCAGAAATGATTAAGGTATATCCAATAAAGATTGAAGCGTGGGACACGGAAAAAGAAACGCTTGTGTTCACCATCGAATCGTTTAATTCGTTTTGTGCGGAGGTGACGATGAAGCAGGAAATCACGAACGAATCCATTGAGAACGTGACTGCAGCGCTTCGTCGGGCGGTGCAGATGCTGGAGCTGGAGGGCAACTTCAAGCACGAACACAGGGGGGAAGAATGATGGACTTCATTCTTGGGATCATCCTGGGCATGGTTATCGGCGGATTGCTGGTACACGTAGCTCACGAGTACATCGACCACCTTCTTGCCAAAGACGATGATGACTTGGATAAACAATGGTTCGGGAGGAAGAAATGACCTGGCCTTTCCCTCCGCCGGACTTCCACCACCCCAAACCCGGCCAACGCATTCCGCTCGGCCAGGACGACCACGAGGATGCACCACTATGAAAAGACTGCTGACTGTGTCCCTTGTGGCGCTATGCGCTACAGCGCACGCGGAATTCTGGGACGGCAACCGAATCTACGAGCGAGCGACCAGCGAGACTTGGTACGACCGCGGGACGGCCATGGGATACATCATGGGCGTGACTGACACCACGTTGGGCGTATCGCACTGCGCTCCATCAAACGTGACCGCCGGGCAAGTTGAGGCGATGGTGCTGCAGCATTTGCGGATGTTCCCTGAGCGCCGCGCTCGCACTGGCGACAGCCTGGTGATTGAGGTGCTCAAGGCCACCTGGCCATGCCCAGCAAAGAGCAGCCAACCAGGGAGCAGATCACTATGAAACCATCATTCAAAGAGAAGGTGCTGGCGTTTGTGGCTGTGATGCTTGGCACGGGTGGGTTCATCTTTCTATCGACGCACTTGGTAACGGGTGCGCTGGGAGTGTGCAAATGATTGACGCAATGAAGCAGGCGCTGGAGCTGTTGGAATCCGACAGTCCGGCAAAAGTGCATATGGCGCGAGGCGTTCTACGCGCCGCCATTGAAAGGGCTGAGAAGCAGAAGCCGGTGGCGTGGCGGTACAAGTGGCCGTGGAACGACCGCTGGCATCTTGTCGAAGAAGCGTCCGAGAAACTGGCGGGGATTGCATTCGTTGAGCCTCTATACGCCACCCCGTTCGAGCGCCGTCCATCAGATTCTTTCGTGGCGTGGAACAACACTCAATGCAACCCACTAGCCCCCGCAGAGAAACAAAACCTTAGCGCGTGGGAGGACGGGTATGCCAGCGGTGTTAAAGCAGAGCGCGAGGCGTGTGCGCGTTTGCTCGAGGACTATCACCGTTTCGGAGATACGCGAGACTGCGCCGCTGCTATCCGCGCAAGGGGGGAGAAAAAATGACCAAGCCGTTGACAAAAACAGAGTGGGAAGCATCCTTAGCAGAAACGTGGTCTGCCGTCATCAAGAGCACCTATGCCGACGAAATCAAAGCCGCAGTTCTAGCAGAGCGCGAGGCGTGTGCGAAGGTGTGTGATGAACAGGGTAAAGGGCGCAAGGCAATGGAACATTACGCGGCTTTGACCTACTCGGGGGCCGCGCATGACTGCGCCGACGCCATCCGCGCAAGGGGGCAGGCATGATTGCACATTTCGAAGACGGCACCTCCAAAGAGATTTACCCCGGAGACCGAACGATAGGGCTGCGCGTTGTTCGTTGGGAGTTTGATTCCGCCGACATGGGCGAGTTGCTGAGGAACCCTGAACTGCTGCCAATACTTGCCACCCGTATGCCACCTGTCAAGGATTCCTTGACAGTTGAGCCAGAGCTAGAAAGCGTGACTTACCCGACTGCTGGTTGTTTTCTGGAAGAAGGGTGGTACTCCGCCGACGATCTACGAGACATCCTCAAGAGCTTGGAGGATTTAAATTTTGGAGGGAGCTATGACTGAACAACCCGAAGCCTTGCGGTTGGCTAACTTGCTGGAGACAGATGGCTGGCCGGATGCCGCCGCTGAACTGCGCCGCCTGCACGACTTGCTTGGCAAAGCTAATGCTTTAAATCGTATTCGAACAGCCCCATCCTCAAACCGGAAATGGGTTGGTCTGACGGATGAGGAGCGGTTTGAAGTTGCTGACATCAGCGATTGTTTTGAAGATGTCGTTGATGCAGTTGAAGCAAAACTCAAGGAAAAAAACACATGAACAACGCAAATGTTATTGCGCTTCCAGCAAGCGTGAACTACACCCCGGAGCAGGCGCTCAAGTCCGCGCTGGATATGTGTGAGGATGGTGGCCTGAGCGATGTGATGATCATTGCCTACGATTGGGAGGGCGAACTGTTCGTACGCTCATCAAAACTCACCCGTGCCGAGGCGTTGTTCATGGTGGAGAAGGCCAAGGAGTGGTCGATGTATGGAGGTTTGGAATGACCCGCGACATCACCATGTGTGCAAGCGACACTTGTCACCGTAGGAATGAGTGCTATAGACACGAGGCAAGTGGCACGGAGCCCAACCCGTGGAGACAGGCGTATTTCGTTTCAACCGAGATGACCGAAGACGGGTGCAAGTACTTCTCGATGCAAGATACAAAAAAGTATGTAAAGGAAAACAATGACCGCAAAGAAGTGTAAGTGCCCTATCGATAGCCCGTTTATGTGGAAACATGAGCACCGCCCGTCGATGTTCCTGAAGGACAAGTCCATGAAAATCGCTGCTCAATCGTCCGCATCGCAGACCGCGGTGATCGAGCGGGAGCGCATGAACGGGAAGAACCTTGGCCTGGTGGGTGAGCACACGAAGCAGATCAAATTGCTGAGCACGCGCCAACTGCTGGTGTTTTCAAGGGCGGCCAAGTATTCATGAACTGCCCCAAGTGCAACGCATGGACCCGTGTCGCTGAGACGCGGCTGCCATTTCGTGTGAGGGAGTGTGGCAACCTGCACCGCTTCACAACGGAAGAACAATTTGTGTTTGACCACGAAGACAAGCAACAGCTGCACGACGAAAAGCGGCGGATGGTCGCTGCAGCTGAGGGCACAATGCAAAGTGTCGCCAACAGATTCAATGTCAGCATCCACTCAGTAAATGCGTGGCGCAAAAAATACAGGAAAACAAAATGACAAAACTAGTTGATTACTCTTTTCCCCTGATGATGGCTGAGAACGCGCTCAAGGATATTCACAAATTCATGTTGGACAATCAATTCAAGGACGCCCACGGATATGCTCTTTATTCGCTCTCGCAAATCGGGGAAGTGATCGCGGCCATCAAAGTGATGGAAGAGCGTTACAACAACAGGCCCAGCGCGAAGTCATAAGAGCAAGACATGGCAAGTCCACTCATTCGAGAATACTCGCGCTACGTGCCATTCAATCCGGTGGAATACGTGTGGTTCGACTTCGCCAGTTCTCCGATTCCAACTGTTGAGGAGTCGGATGAAATAACCAGGCAGCTTGGCGCGTTTCCATATAACTACGACACGCCCAATCGGGATTGGCCGTTGCCATTCGAAAAAATGAGCCTGCTGTTGGCGGCCATGGACAAAGACCGCAAAAAGACTGGCGTGTTTGTCGTCACCCTGATGCGCAACGATGACGAACTGGTGTTCCAGTTTTGGACTGATTCGGACGCCGATCATGGGAGCATCCTGATTCGATCTACAGGATCTTTGAAGGATGATTATCGAATTGCAGTCTCGCCAAACTATGCGCGGGCAATTGGAAAATCAGTTGAGCATTGCCAAAAGCACGGCGCAGAGGTATTTAAAGTTATGTATCGCAGGATCATGGCGTTGGTGCTTTTGAACAAGGGATCGCCGTCAGTGGCAAAGCCGACAGAGGACGCGGCGGTCAACGCAAAAAGGCGGCGCAAGGGCAAGAGCCCGTTCTTCGAGTGGTCAACAGTTGAAATTAAGCCTCGTGTGCAGGCCAATGAACCGGCAGGCGGCACGCACGCCAGCCCCAAGCCTCATATGCGGCGTGGCCATGTTCGAAAGCTCAAGAGCGGGCGCATCGTCAACATTAAAAGCATGGTTGTGAACAAGCACAAAATGCCCGACCAGGGGTTCATCTTTCACGACTACAAAGTGGCAAGCATGGGGGCTGTGCATTGACCTTCGAACAGTTTGCGGAGATGCACGGACTCATCATCCGTAGCCTCGTGCTCGACCGCTGGATGCGCGTGCCCACCACCGACCACCCGAAGAAGGCCAACGGCGCCTACATCTTCGATGGCAGGGTGGGTGCGCTCATCAACTTCGCGGTGCATGACAAGCACATCCCGTTCAAGTCCGACGAAGCCTACAGGCCAGACCCCGAGGCGAGGGCTAAGCGGGAGAAGGCAGACAAAGAGCGTCGTGCTAAACAGGAGCGTGCGGCTCAGCGTGCGGCGTGGATTCTTAACTCGGCGCCGAAGGCCACGCACCCATACCTAGCGAAGAAGGGGTTCCCTGACCTTGAAGGGCACGTTTGGGAAGGTAGCCTCGTGCTACCGATGCGGGTGGGCGACAAATTAGTTGGCTGCCAGCTCATAGCCGCGGACGGCACGAAGCGGTTCCTGGCTGGCCAGCTCACCAAAGGCGCTAGCCTCGTGATCGACAACAAGGGTCAGGACATCCTCGTCGAGGGGTTCGCCACCGGGCTGTCGGTGCGGCGTGCGCTCAAGCTGGCCCGGCAGCGGTACCGCATCCATGTCTGCTTCAGCGCCCAGAACATGATCGAGATAGGCCAGCGGCTGCGGAACCCGCTGGTGGTGGCAGACCATGATGCCAGCGGCGCAGGCCAGCGTGCAGCCAAAAAGATAACCTCCCGCATCTGGTTGGGCCAGCTGGGGGAGGATTTCAATGATGCCGAGACCAGGCTTGGCACCGAGGCGGCGGCTGAGTTACTGCGGCCTCTCCTTTAGCCCGCGGGCGTAGACTAGCTCTTGGTAGGCGTCGAGCACCTGGCGGCGGTTGCCTTTAAGCCCGAATTCGTCCTTGATAATCTGAAAGCAGCTGCGGCCTGTTTTGCGCATGCCGCGCAGCTCCAGCTTCAGGCCCGACAGCAGAACAAGCATGCGATATGCGGAGATTTGCTCCGGCGTGTTTAGGATGGTCATGATTAATAGTCGTCTTCGATTTGTTCGTCAATGTCGGCCTGGGTGTAGTACTCCAGGATCTCGGGGCGGTAGCGGCTCAGCTTTTCGGTGCGGCACTTGGGGCATACGCGGCAGAGGGGGATCCCCTGGCCGTCGTGCTCCCAATAGCTGCCGTCGTGCTTGGTATGCATCTGGCAGGATTCGATCATGCTGCACTTTCGAGTCTGATGTCGATCACGCGTTTACGTGTGCCATGCGCAGGGAACCCGACAATGCTGGCGCGGTCGCGCTTCTGGCACAGCTGGCACGTCGCGCACGTCATATAGTCCAGGCGCGCGGCAGGGCAGACCACCACGGGCCGGCCTTTTGGCGTCGTGGTGGCCGTCATCTGGCCGGAGGGCAGCACCACCACCACCGGGCCGGCGCCGGTGTCGGCCAGGCGGTCGGCGTCGGCTAGGTCGTTGGCGCTTAGGTTCACAGTAAACCCCCATGCATTGGCGTGCCGGATCCAATCAAGGCTGGCCGTGTCGCGATGGTGGGAATAGGTGAACCCGCGGCGCCCGATGTTGGCGAGCACCAGCTGGCCCAGCTTTACCGGGTCGACGCTGGCATCTTTTTTTGGTAGGTCGCCGGCCTGGTTGTGTCGCCACAATTGTTCGTCGGGCAGGGCCGCGACGCTGCCGCAAAACGTCGGCCAATCGGTGCCGCGTATGCCGGCCGTGACTGCGTTCCAATGGAGGGCGAGCGGGCCGGTCATGCCGTAGCATGGCCCGCGCATCGCGCAATCGTCGGGGCAGCTGTCTCGCTCAGTCGTCGACACCGGAATGGGCCCGGTTTTTTGGTTCGTGCTCTTGATGGTGAGATGCACTCGCATGGTTACCGGGCCTCCCCGATGGTGGATTGCTGCCAGCAGAAGAAGTAGCCCAGGCGCGTCCCGCCGTAGGCCATCGTCGAATAGGGGAGCGGGTTTTTGAACTGAGCGAAAATTAGCGCCTGGGCGGCCTTGAAATGGGCCTCGACGTCGCTCAGGCTATCGTCGTAACTGATAACCAGGCGGTGGCCGTTGCACGTAAACGCGCATACGCGCCTCGGCCTGGTGTTGCTGGCCGGCAGGATCTTTGTTTCGATTCCGATCATGATGGGGTTCCGGTGAGGGTTGAAATAATGAACGTCAGGGCGCCAACGGCGGCCAGGGTCAGGGCCAGGGCGGCCAGGAACTCCCAGGCTGCCCGGACGCGTGCCTCGCGGCGGTCTTGAAATAGTCGGCGGCGGATCTCGGCGTCGTACGGCCGCTGGGCGTGGTGGTGAAATCTCATTTGCGGTTCCTTTCGGTTTTCATTTCGGCCAGGATGGCCCATAGGCGGGCCTGGGCGATGAGGGCGGCGAGTCTGGGCGGCATGATTGTCCCTTTCAGGCTTCTAGCCATTGGTCGTACGTCAGCAGCGGGGCGCCGCCGCGCGTGATGTCGCCGCCGTGGCCGTTGTCGGCCTGGGCGCGATAGATTGCATAGGCCGGGTTTTGCACCAGGCCCAGGCGGTCGGCCAGGGCGGGCCGGTTATCGATCAGCCAGCGAGCGAATTTTTTGGTCTGGGCCGCACGCGCGTAGCTGTAGGGGTGCTCGCGCGATGGGCTGCGGATCGAGCCGAAATACTCGACAATTTCCGGGGCGGGATACCACCGGCGGGCCTGGTCGGTGCGGCCGAGGGTGCGTAGGTGTTGCCAATTGAGAGTTGACATTGTGAAAGTCTCCGTGATGTGCTGCCGGGATGGCTGCACCCCAATGCACCCGGGTGAGGGCGCATCAGGCTGCAGTCAAGCCCGCGCGGCCTGGTCTTGCATCAGCTGAAAATCTCGGTCGGTGCGGCCGAGGGCGATATGCTCCTTTGCCCACTTAAGTTTGTGGTACGTACCGATGAGCGTGGCCGGCGTGCCAGCGTCGCCAGGCTTGTAAACGTCCCATTCAACCGATAGGGTGTTGCAGCGGAACCCGTAGTACTCCCGCCGCTTAATTAGGTATCCGTGGAAAATGAGGGGTCTTGCCATGATTGCTCCAGTGGGTTGATTACGGGTTACAGGGTGGCTTTTGCGATGGCCGCACGAATGCTCGGTAGCTGATCGCTGCGACGGGTGCTTGAGTAGTAGGCCATCTCCTTTTCCGCAGCTATCAGAGCATTTAGCAAATCGGGCGCGGCAGCCATCAGGCGCACGTCGGCGGCCTGCTCGTCCAGGGCGGCGCGTGCAGCAGTCAGCAGCTCGTCCAAGCCGTTGTCAACATCGGGGTGCGGCCCGTAGTAGTCCAACAGGCCGCGCAGGGCAGCCAGAATGTGAGTCATCAGGGTCTCCGGTTGTGTGCGTCGGGGTGACAGCACTCCAATGCCCTCGAAGGGAGGGCATCAGGGTGCGATCACTCCGGCAGATAGATGGTCACGCTCCATTCGGTGACCCAGGGCTCATACTCTCCCAGCTCGAAGTCGGCCAGGCTGCTAGCCCAATTGACGCCTCCCTCGATGTAGATGCCCTCCAGGCCGGCCATTTGGCCGTAGACCTGCATGATGACGTCCAGCTGCTTTTGCGTGCCGCGCCACTCGACGTCGCCGCTGTCGACAATGCTGTCGCCGTTGGCGATGACGCGCACCCACTGGCCGCGACTGCGGAAAATGCCGCCCTTGATCTGGCGCTTGGCGCCGGACAGGGCGTCTTGATAGCTGGCGCTGCAGTCCATGCAGAGCTGAGCGGCGGTGCGAATTTTGGTAGCGGTGGTCATGATGGTAGATCTCCGTGACGTGAGGCCGGGATGGCCGCACTCCACAACCCCGACGCGCGGGGCTGCAGGGTGCGGTCAACGGCCGTTGAACAGGGCGGCCTCGGCCTGGGAGAGTTCTTCGAGCTCGGCGTCGATGAAGGCGCGGAGATCCTCGAGGGTGACGCTGGACGTGTGGGCTGCACGCAGAATTGCGTTCAGCGTCAGGCGGCGCAGGCGTGCGCAGTCGCTGATAGTTTCGAGGGCTTCGATTGTGGTGACGTTTGGCATGGTCTTGCACTCCAGGGAGGGTATGTAACACATGACACCGGCCGGTGTCATGCATGGTATGTTAGGGCATGCGCCAGGCCTGTCAAGATCTTTTTTCTAGGTAGTTTCCCTAGGTTGGGTGGAACAAGTTCCACGCGGGCCAGGCCGGCCGCATTGACCATGCCGCGCGGGCTCGGGTATCCTCTGGCCTGGATTCTCACTACGTACCCACTATGACAGCAGACACGACACCGAAGGCCGCGAAGGCCGCCAGGGCGCCCGGGAAGTTGACCAGGCAGCAAATCAAGGAAGGAATGACTCAGTTCCCCGTAGAACACCTACTGTCGGCCGGCCCAGGGAAACGCCCGCAGCTGACCACGAAGCAAAGGGAGTTCGCCCGGCAGCTGGCACTCGGTCAGACGCAGGCAGAGGCGTACAGACGTAGCAGAGATAGCAAAGGGTCAGCAATCACCCAGGGGAATCACGCATCCCGCCTGGCAAAGGATGCCAGGATCCAGACTGAGGTGGACGCCTACCGCCTGGCAATCGAGGCGGAGAAACATCGAACCCCCCAGCAGCTGAAGTCCCTCCTGGTGCAACAGCTCGTCCAGCACTCCCTCGATCCCGAGTTCCCGCCGGCCCAACGCGTGGCCTGTCTCAAGCTGTTGGGCTCCCTTTTTGAAGTCGGGGCCTTCGTCGAGCGCAAAGAAGTCACGACCATCCAGCGCAGCGGGGAGATCAGGGCGCGGCTGCTGGAGACGCTGCGCGACGTCACCGACGTGACCGCCACCAGGCCGGCCGATGACCAGGCCGACGAAGGTCTAGACCTACTCACCGAGCTAGCCCAGGCACGCAGCCAGGCCAGCCAGGATGACGACGCAGCTGAGGCAGGCACATCCCCAGACGACGGCGCCCACGCCGACCCCACGCCACCCCCACCCGCCCATTCCGGCCCGGCCGACGGGGTCGCACCTTCGCATAGTGTTCCACTCAAAGAATCGCCAGAAAAAACAGACGGGGGGTATAAAAATAAAAATTGATCCAATCCTGAGAGTGGAACTTGTTCCACTTATAGAAAATTAGCGTTAGTAATTTGCAAAATAAATTTGTACAACATACTTATCGCTTACACAGATAAGTACAGATAAAGGGGATGATATGGACGGGCTGATTAAGTTTGACGGGTATGACAGTGCGATTCTTGGGACGGCTAGTGTGTGGATGGATGATGGGACTGTGGAGAGGTTGGTGTATTCGGGGGAGGGGATTGTTAAGGTTTTGACAGAAAGGGATGGGATGGATCGTGAGGAGGCGTTGGAGTTTATTGGGTTCAATGTGGAGGGGGCTTATGTGGGGCCGAGGACTCCGATAGTGGTGTGGGAGTGGGATGGGTCGTGGGAGGAGGAAGGATGGAACGAGTAAGGGATTTAGAAAGTGGATTGGAGAGGCTTATGACGCCGAAGCAGAAGGTGGTGTTTTTGTGCATTGATGAGTGGTGGAAGAAGTTTGGTTATGGGCCGTCTGTGGATGACATCATGAGGTTGACGGGGGACCGTGGGCGGGGGAATGTGAACAGGGTGATGAGGAAGCTATGTGATTTGGGGGTGTGTAAGAGGTTGCCTGGGAGCGCGAGGTCGATCCGGCCGGTGTATATAAATTTTCGGAGAATTGAGTGAACGTAGATGAAATTGCCCGGGCGATAGAGAAATTGCCGTTGAATGTGCAGGAGCAGGTGTTTGGGGATCTTCATGAGTTGAGGATGGCCAAACGCCGGGAGGAGGCGCAGGGGTCGTTTGGGAAATTTGTCAAAGCGATGTGGCCGGGGTTTATTGACGGGCGCCACCACAAGGTGATGGCCGCGAAGTTCGAGGAGATCGCCCAGGGGAAACTCAAACGATTGATCATCAACATGCCACCTCGCCACACGAAGAGCGAGTTTGCTTCCTTTCTGCTGCCCAGCTGGTTCCTGGGCAAGTACCCGAACAAGAAGGTGATTCAGTGCTCAAACACGAGTGAACTGGCGGTGGGCTTTGGCCGGAAGGTGCGCAACTTGGTGGACAGCCAGCCGTATGGGGAGATCTTCCCGAACGTGAATTTGCGGGCTGACTCGAAGGCGGCCGGACGCTGGGCGACGAATGCAAACGGGGAATACTTCGCTATCGGGGTCGGGGGTACGGTGACGGGTAAGGGCGCGGACCTACTGATCATTGATGATCCCCATTCCGAGCAGGAGGC